ATCTGTGTCGCTCGCAAGCCCCTGACCGGCACAGTGGCCTCGAACGTGCTGGAGTGGGGAACGGGTGCGCTGAACATTGACGGGTCGAGGGTGGGGACGGCTGACGGCTTCGGTGGTGGAACAAAGGCCACCTCTGGCTTCGTGAATGGCTACGAGGGCGATGGATTTGTGGCAAGCACTCAGGGTCGCTGGCCTGCCAATGTAATCTATGACGGAAGCGATGAAGTGCTGGCAGGGTTCCCAAACGACGCAGGCCGCTTCTTCTACTGCGCTAAGGCCAGCAAGTCCGAGCGCAACGCAGGGCTGGAAGGCATGGTGGAACGTCGCCCTGACGAACGCACAGAAACGGGTATGGGAACCTTTGCTGAAAAGGGTGTTGCCAAGCAGAGCAACTTCCATCCCACCGTCAAGCCCCTCGCCCTCATGCGCTACCTCGTCAAGCTCGTGACACCCCCGAACGGAACCGTCCTAGATCCGTTCCTCGGATCTGGCTCAACGGCAGTGGCCTGTGTCCTAGAAGGCTTTGACTGGATTGGCTGCGAAATGACCGAGGACTACTGGCCTATCATCGAGGCGCGGGTCGAGTGGGCTGAGGCGCAACCGAGGACACTGCTGTAACCACCCCAAGAGGCTAAATAAAGCCAAATGGCGAGCGTCACCAATCTGTGCTACTCTAGGAGTGTATGTTCGGAGTGTTCTACCCCGAGCCTAAACTCTGGTATCTAAACTATGGCTGGCTTCCAACGCACTGAAGAACAGGCGCACCTCGACACCGCCGCCCTGAAACTCCGCTCGCTGGGAATGTCCTACCAGGCAATCGCCGACCAGATGGGCGTCACCAAAGCGACCGCCTACAACCGATGCCAGCGAGCCCTCGCCGCTATCCCTGCCGAAGCGGTGGACGAGTTCCGCCGTCTCGAAGGCCAGCGCCTCGACCTTCTGCTTGAGAAGGCTATGGACAAGGCACTCTCGGGAGAGAAGTCAGCGCTGTTCGCCATTGACCGAGTGCTCGCCATCATGGATCGCAGGGCGAAGCTCATGGGCCTCGACGCGCCAATCCGAACCGAGGTCATCACGCTGGACTACATCCAGCAGGAGATTGCCCGTCTAGAGGCTACGCTCGGGGAGATAGATGACGACGCTACTGAAGACACGCCTAGCGGAACTGAAACGGCTTGAGGCTCTAGAACTCAAAGAGCAGGCACTCAAAGCAGAAATCGCCAAGCGCGAACTCGGCCACAGTCGCTACCGCTCATCAGCCCGACCCCAGCAACTCCCCCCCGAGGGGAACTGGCGCATCTGGCTCATTCTCTCAGGCCGAGGCTGGGGTAAGACCTTCACCGGCGCTGGCTGGCTAATCGAGAAGGCCATGAGCGAGCCAGGCATCGAGTGCGCTGTGGTGGCCCCGACCTTCACCGACGTTCGCCGCACCTGTGTCGAAGGCCCGTCTGGGATTATCAAGTCTCTGCCAGCCGGAGCCCTAGAGCAATACAACCGCTCGAACGGTCAGATAACCCTGACCAACGGCTCCAAAATCCACATGGTCTCGGCAGACGAACCCGACCGCGCCCGAGGGCTCAACCTCTCCTACGCGTGGCTCGACGAGTTCGCCGCGTGGCGCTATGAAGAGACATGGACGGCAGGACTAGCCCCTGCGCTCCGTATCGGCAATCCGCAGACCATCATCACCACCACCCCCCGCCCGACAAAACTCATCCGTGAGTTCATGGCGCGAGAAGATGGCTCGGTAGTGGTCACTCGCGGATCAACGTTCGACAACCAAGCCAACCTCTCCCCAGCAGCGCTCGCTGAGCTGAAGGCTCGCTACGAAGGGACGCGCTTAGGCCGTCAGGAACTCTACGGAGAAGTCCTGCTCGACGTGCCTGGGGCTATCTTTAGTCACACCGACATCGAGAAGTCCCGTATCGCCGAAGCCCCCGAACTGGTGCGCATCGTGGTAGCGATTGACCCCGCCGTGACCTCTGGCGAGAACTCCGACGAAACGGGCATCGTTATAGTGGGCAAGGGCTCAGACGGTAGGGGATACGTCCTCGCCGACCGCTCGTGCCGTGACACGCCCTCAGGATGGGCGCACAGGGCAGTCCAAGCCTTCGAGGACTACAAGGCCGACCGCATCGTGGCCGAGAAGAACCAGGGCGGGGACATGGTGGAAGCCACTATCCGCTCCGTCATGCCGTCGGCTCCCTACAAGGGCATCACCGCCAAAGTCGGCAAGCGCCTACGAGCTGAGCCGATAGCCGCCCTCTACGAACAAGGGCGCATCTCGCACGTTGGCTCCTTTGACATCCTCGAAGACCAGATGACCGGCTGGCTCCCCGACAGTGGAACCTCCCCCGACCGCTTGGACGCCCTCGTCCACGCAATCACCGAACTAGGGCTCGCCGCCGGTGCGAGCGCCGACCGCTTCTTCGCCGAACTTGCCCCACCCTGCCCCATCTGTGGGCTTCCAGTGGCGAGGGACGCTACCAACTGCCCCCACTGCGGAGCAAAGAACAACGACTACGACCTCATTCAGGTCTACCCCCGATAGGACGAGATGGCACTTCGAGACCGCTTCAGCCGTAAGGCACGAGACCAGAAACTTGCTGAGACCGTCGCCGAGGCTGTGAAGGCTGGGCTCGCTGGCTCGCCATTGGGAACCTCGAACTACAACCGCGCCACCCCTTCGGAGCCGTACTCGACCATCGGCGGGCAGGGCATCGTCACCGGCATCGGGCAGGCAATCCCAATGGATCGCCCAGGCGTCACGCCCAACGGCGGTGGCTTCGGAGCCATGCTCGGCCCAGCCGCGCCACTGCTCCCTGCGCCCATTGACGTAGTTCTCGACGAAACCGGCCGCGCGTTACCTCGTAAGTACGAGTACGCCGTCGCTCAGAACCTTGTCCTCACCCAGACCGAGGTTCCCTACGAGGTACTGACCTCAATGGCTGAGCAGGTGGACGTAATCCGCCGCGCCATTGACATCCGCGTCGGCGACTTGGTGAAGCAGGACTGGTCGTTCACCCTCTCCGAGAGCGCCATCGCCGAAATCATGCAAGACAAGAACGTCAGCCACGCTAAGGCGGCGCGTATTGGTCGCGACAAGTACGGCGACGAAATCAACCGACTGACGGCGTTCTGGAAGAACCCCTACACCCAAACCGACCGCTCATGGAGCGAGTGGCTCACCGAAGCCCTCAACCAAGTGTTCATCTACGACCAGCTCTGCATCTACCCTCGCTACAACCTCGGCAAGAGCCTCATCGGTCTGGACATCATCAACGCCCCGACCATCAAACTGCTGCTGGACAACCGAGGCGACATCCCAACCGCTCCACTCCCCGCTTACCAGCAGGTTCTCTGGGGCTTCCCGCGAGGCGAGTTCACCGCCGCCCCCGAGAGCGACGGCGACTTCTACAACACCCCTGGCAAGTACGGCGAGTACCTGACCGACCAGATGAGCGTCTACGTCAAGAACCGCCGCACCTACTCGCCCTACGGCCTCTCGCTCGTCGAGCAGTGTGTCCCAGCCGCGACCCTGTACCTCGACCGTCAGGCGTGGATGCGAGCCGAGTACCAGTTCGGATCTATGCCCACGACGTTCATGAAGACGAACAGCATGGAACTGACGCTTGAGAAGTTGTCGGCATACGAGCGCATCCTCAACGACCGCTTGACCGGCTCAACCGCCGAGCGCCACCGCATCAAGGTTCTGCCAGACGGCTTCGACCCCGTTGCCATGCCCTCGCAGGACGAACGCTACAAGTCCGACTACGACGAGTTCATCATCAAGCGCATCGCCGCCATTATGGGCGTATCCCCCTCGGCGCTCGGTGTGGTCGCTCGCGCCGGTCTCGGTGGTGGCAAGGGTCAGATGGAAGGCGAACAGCAGTCCTCTGAACTGACCTCGACGAAGCCAATGGAGATGTACGTCACCGACATCATCAACTCCCTGAGCCGTCGCTACCTTGACGCCGACCTCAACGTCACCTTCGTCCTGCAGGACAGCACCAGCACCCAGAGCGAACTAGAGCAGAGCAAGGCACTGCAGATGCAGTTGTTCTCGGGGCAAAAGACCCTCAACGACGTGCAGGGCGAACTCGGTCAGGCCCTCTACGAGATGCCCGAAGCCGACGAGCCGTTCATCGTCGCAGGCAACGCCATCACCTTCCTCAAGGGTCTGCTCAACACCGACGCCTCAGGCGAGACATCAGGACAGAAGGAGACCCCCAGTGACGGCAGCACGCTCAGCGAAACTCCACAAGGCGAAGCAGGCCAAGACGAAGGTGAAGAAAGCCCGAGTGCGAGCCAAGCGCCGGAAACTGACCTAAAAGCGCAAGAGGCTAAGGCGTTCGCCAAGTTCGCCCAGAAGCCTCGGGCTCGCAAGTTCGAGTTCAAGTTCCACACACCCGAAGAGGCTGCAGTCTTGAAAGCGCAGATAAGCGATACCCCAAAAGGTTTGACTACTAAGGCGCAGACACCGGCCATTGTCGCTCGACGCCGCAAGGTCTCCGAGCACTACGCGCCACTGATCCACGAAGCCCTCAAAGCCGCTACAACCGGCGTAGAGACGGCAGTGCGCCACGCCCTCGTCGCCAGCACCGCTAAGGCGAGCAAGTCCGACAAGGACAAGCACGACGCGAAGGCGGCAGTAGACAACAACGTCGCCATCAACACCGACGCGCTCACGAACCTCGTCTCAGGCGTTCACGCCGACGGCGGCCTCGTGGGAACCGATGACGCGATGACCCAGTTGCCCGACAACGACGCCATCACCTCCTCGCCAATGGGGGCGCTCTCGAACTCGGTGGACTGGGCAACGTGGACACCAGGCAACGCTGAGGCCGCTTCTAAGGTGGCTGGGAAGGGCTTACGCGCCCTTATGGATAGCGTTGGCGTCACCATCAAGGGGATTAGCGACACGACCTCACAGGCCATCGGCAACATCATCGCCGACGGACTGGCGCAGGGCTCGACCTACGACGAGATTACGAGCGCGATCTACAACTCCTACGCCTTCTCCTACGAGCGAGCGCAGGCCATCGCCTCAACCGAAGCCGGACGAGCTGCGAACGCATCAACGCTGGACGCCTACCAAGTCGCAGGGATTACCCAGTTCAACTGGGAGACCTACGACCCATGCGACGAGTGCCAAGCCGAGGGGGAAGCCAACCCTCACGACGTAACCGACACCTACCCACCGCTTCACCCCAACTGCGAGTGCTTCATCACGCCAGCAGTCTGACCTACGGAGAACCAATGACCGACACCATCAAG